CGCGATTCCGCGCCGGCCTGTTCGAGGACTTCCAGCACCTTTGTGATGTTGCCGTTATCGTCCACCATCGCGCGGACGAGATTGCCCGACGCGTCACGCAGGATTTTTTCCATTTCTTGAATACCCTTCGGGCTTCCCGGTTGTTGATTCTGCGGGTGATTGTCCGTCCGCTTTGCGTGCTTTTCCTCCCGTGGGATTTCCGGCGTGCGCCCGAAACCCACGTCATCGTCAGCCGGCACGGATACGGCTGAGACTTCGAACGGCTGCCATTCCGTCACCAGGTACATGTCGTCCTGGTCTCGGGTTTCTTCCAGGCGCATGCCGTTCACCAGGTATCCGACCGATACCTTGGTGACGATCTTGTCGGCCACGTCCTGCATCATCTGTTCGCCGGCCGGCGAGCGACTGAAGCGCACGACGGCGCGCCCCTTGCGGTCGTTGTCAACGCGCGCAGTGCCGGGCTCGATGACGCCGCGCTGGTCGTTCCAGTCGTGCATCCAGAGGAAGGGTGCGCCGTTGTTCAGCCGCGACAGGTCAGCCGCGCCAGGGGCGTGCGACAGCTTTTCGATGCCGAACCAGCGCGGCACTTCCGCGTCTTCCGAACTGAACGACAGTTCGGCGGTGCGGGCTTCCAGGTCCACGACGCCCAACTCGGCGATCCGCCGCAGGCCGCCGCGCTCGCGGATTTCGTGCATGCGTTCGGCAAGCTTGTTCGACTGCGACGCGCCGCCGTCGCGCGTCATCATGCGGTGATTGTTCATTGTTTCGGTTCCTTGCCCTGGGAAACGTCGCCCTTGCTCGGCGCAGCTTCGGGAGCGGGCGCAACGCCCATGATGATGTTGACGATGGTTTCGGGGATGCCGCTGGACTTCATCAGCTCGATATCGTCCGCGATTTCCTTGAAGATGGTTTCGGGATCGTGGCCGCGTTCGCGGATGACTTGCGACGGCGACGTGATCCCGCCGCGAATTTCCGTAATCTTCGCCGTGGCGTCCGACTTCGGGTCGATCCATTCCCATCGGCGCGGCTGCCAGTGAACGTTCCGGTACGCGGCGATGCGCGAAGCCGGCAGCGGCTTGCCGTCCTTCTTTACGATCAGGTTCGACAGCAGCGCGATTTTCAGCCACTCGCCATAGACGGGCATACACAGGCCCTCAATCAGCCACGTCTGCAACTCTTTCCAGTTGTCGCGCTCGTCCACCTTGCCGTCACGGATGGACGAGAAATTCACGCCTTCCAGGTCGTTCGCGAGACCGTTGTACGCCACGCCCATGCCGGCACCAGCGCCGCGCAACATGGCCTTGTTGAACACGGCGAATTCGCCACTGGGGTACTGCGGATTCCATTCCGCCAGGTCCGCGCCTTCGGGCAGCTCGTGGAACGACAGCGGCTCGGCGTTGATGCTGCCGGCCACATCCGTGTCTTCATCAGCTTCCGGGCCGAACCCTTCGGAGTACTTGATGAAACCCATTTTCGATGCGGATGCGCGCGCGTTCTGCACGGCCGCATCCTCGAATCCCGCCAGGTGATGCAGGCGGAACAGACTGGTAGCAGCCCACGGGATGCCGCGCCGCTGGCTCGCCCATTCCGTCACGAAACCATGAATGATTTCGTCGGCGGGGATGCGCACGAAACCCTTCCCGCTGACGCTGTAGTAGAAATACGCGTCCCACTCGTCCGTGCTAGTGAAGTGGTAGGCAACCGGCTTGCCGTAGCGGGTGAATTCGATGCCCTGGCGGATGAAATGGCCGTTTTTGCCGAAATTCGAATCCTGGTAGCGAACGGGCAGGCGCTGCGGGTCGATGACTTGAAGCGCGAAACCGAATTTACCCGCATCAGCGCCGTACACCTTGCGGACGATGTATTCGCCGTCACGCGATGCGTGTTCGATGGCGAGTGACTTAACGCCACGCCATGTCAGCTTCCCGGTAACATCGCAGTTTCCAGCCAGGCCCCATTCGTCCCACGCATCCTCAATCGCGGCGTTCGCGTTCTTGTCCGGCTTCCCGTTCGCGAGCGTTGATTTCACCTGCAGCCGAACGCCGTGATGCCCGACGATGTTCTGGCGGCATCGGCGCACAAACGCGCGCATGTAGTCGTTGTTCGACCACTGTTCGCGCGAGCGCGCCACTAGCGCCGGCTGGCGCAGCGTAATGAATTCGTCAATCGGAGTGGGAATCGAACCCCACTTGTCGTTCGGGTCGACAAACGACGCCTTGAACAGGCCCGCGAGCGAGCGCGCGAACTTCCGGCGACGCGTGGCCGGCCCCATGTCTGACATCGGCGCGCCAGCGATGGGCTGCGCAGCGGCAGTGCGCTTGCCGAAGAAAGGAATTTTCATCGTTCGCTGAATTTCACAATGATGGGCTTGCCCCAGCGCGGCGAATTGCGCTCGCGGCGAACCTGGGTAGCGTAGTAGGCGCGCAGCTTCAGCAGGTCGGCGATGGGCGTGCGCCACAGCTCGCGGTTGTTGATGGTGTAGCGCTGCTGGTCCATCGTCGCGCGCTTCGCAATCACGGCGTCGATGGCCGCCAGGGCGATGGCTGCCTGGCTGCGCCCGTCGTATGACTCCGTGATGCTCGCCAGGTCGGGCGCGACAGCCAGCTGGCCGCCGCCCGCGTCCATCAGCGCGCTGCCCTTGCTCGCACGCAGGCTATACCAGTACGTGCCAGTCTCCCACGTTTCCGTCGTTGCGGCATCGGCCGCGAAAACGTGCGCAGTGCCGTCAGCGGTCGCCGTCAGGTCGAGCGCTTGCGGGCCGCGCAGGATCGCGCGCAGCGTCCAATCCGGTGCCGGATAGGCGGATGCGGTCACGACGGCCTGAAAATCCAGGCCAGCCGTGATCTGAGCGGGAAGGGCAGTAGCGCAGCGCGTCATCGGTCACCATTTGGTGGCCCATGTGCCGCCTGGCCGTCTGGCTTTCATGGCACGCTTGGACCGAATAATGCGATCATTGTCCTGATGCGGCGGCGGCTGTTCCTCCCGTGGGATTTCCGCTTGTTTGTTGTCGTTTGCGACGACTTCGCGGACATTTTCCAGCGTTTCGTTCAGTTTTACGGCCGTTTCTGCCGTGCGCTTCGCCCATTGTTCTCCGGTCTCAGCACTGCGCACCGCTATGCGCAGCCGTTCTGCAATGCGTTTAAACGACGGTTGCATGATCTTCAGCGCGGCATACGCGTACACGCGGCAATCCAGCCGTTCGTTGCGGTCGCGGTCGTTCTTGACCCACTTCCGCACGGGCTGCCCCTTCACGTAGTGCACCGTCAGTCGTTCGGCGGTCAGCTGCTTGAAGTATTCTTCGTTCCAGTCGTCAGCCAGCGGGAAGTGGCAGAAGCCAGGGCCGGGGTTCGCCTGCGCAAGTCGGCGCATCACCACCAGCTTGGCTTCGTCCACGCCGACGCGGAAGAGGTCCGTGAACTTCGATCGTTTTTTGCCGGTCTGTTTGCGGTGCGGCTTTTCCACCACGGGAATGCCCCATCCGCCCAGGCCCTTGATGCCGAAGATGCGGCGGCCCGTCTTCCCACGCAGCCAGTCGTAAGCCGCTTGCGTCATGCCGCCAGTGCCGCCCGTGTCCACGCATGTGCCCTCGATGCGCAGCATGGCACCGCTTTCGTGCCGGTACGTGTTCGCCAGCACGTCTTCCAAGTCGCTCCACACGTCGGGCATCGTCGGGTCGCCGTACAGCACGCCCGTTTCGATGGACCATGATTCCTCGCCGAAGCCCCAGGCCACCACCTCATATTCCAGGCGGTCGTCCTGCATGTCCACGCCGCACGACAGCCACAGGGCATTCATCGGCACCTGGGCGGCGTACTCTTCGCGGCGCGACAGCAGACTGTCGGGGTCCGCCTTGTCGCCGGCAGCGAACGGCCAGCCCAGCGACACGTTCACGAACGACTGCAGGTCGCCCAGCGCCAGCTTGTCCAGATACGACTGCACAATGTCGCGCAGCCGCCGGAACGTGGACGCCATTTCGGGCGCGTGGAACGACGCGTGACCCTTGAACGGCCTCGCGGCGATCCATCCGCCGCCGACGCGCTCAGCGTTGCGGATGGCCGCGATGCGCTGACCATCGTCCCACAAGCTACCGCACGCGCCGCACGTGTACATCGCCGTGTCGGGCTCGTGGTCCTTGCCGAAATCCTTTTCCGCGTCATCGACGCCCGTGGACTGACGCCCAGTCCAGTGCACGTTCTGCCAGCGGAAATACTGCAGCTCGCCGCAGTCGGGGCAGCGGACATGCCAGCGACGCTGATCTCCAGCCAGAAAACCCTTGTAGATGCGGCTCGTTTCCAGATCGACCGGCGTACTGCTGCGAATGTCCAGGCGGTCGTCGCCGAACGTTGCCGAACGCTGCGCCAGCAATTCAAGGAAGTCGCCTTCGGGCGTCACATCATAGCCATCCACTTCATCGGCTTGCGTGACGGGGGCCGAACGGCCGCGCGCTGTCTTCGGACTGCCGGCCCAGCTGAACATCAGCCAGCCGCCGATGTAGGAAATCATGCGGCCATTGTTCACGCCCTGTCGACCGCGCGGCTTCGCCATTTTGCGCGCGATCTTCGGATTCGCTTCCAACATCGGCTTTAGCTTCGTTTCCTGGAACGTCGCCATATCGCCTTCGGACGGCTGCGCCATGATCTGGCTGCGCGGTTCGTGGTCGATGTAGTAGCCGGTAATGCACTGCTGACAGGTCGTCTTGCCCGTCTGCGCGGCCAGCATCAGGTCCATGCGGCGCATCCCGGGTTCTTTAATCGCATCAAGGATGCCGCGCTGAAGCGGCGCGTTGTCGAAATTGATCAGGCCCGGAATCTTGTTGCCGACCGGAATGCGAACGTTCTTTTCTGCCCACACGGACGGCAGCATGTCGGGCGGCGGCACCAGGTTTTCTGCGGCGCGGCGCGTGCCGGCGACGACAGCGCCCCAATTGCTGAACTGATCAGCTGGATTCGTCTTCATCGTCTTCATCGTCGGGCGGCGTCAGCTCGGCGGCGGCGGCCTGTTCAAGGGCGGTCACCAGCTCGGCGCGCAGCTTCTGTTTAAACGTGCTTTCGTCCGTCTCGCCAAGCAGCTGCAGCACCGCGCGCTGCGGCACGTTCAGCACGTTCTGGCGGATAGCGGCCATCAGGGCGGCCTGGGCGCGCTCGAATTCGGCGATGGGTGCCACCAGGGATTTGGCTTCGGCCAGCGCCAGTTCGGCCTGCTCCATCTTCGCCCGCGCAGTGCGCTTTTCGATTTCCTTGATGTCGTCCGTTGCGCCGCCGGCAGCGTCAACCTGCACCTTCACGCGCCATGCGACGACTGCCGCCAGGTCGAACGCCCATTCCACGCCCTTGGACCCGGATGTTACAACCGGCATACCATCTTTCCGCCAGCGGTCGATGGTCGGCAAACTCACGCCTAGCGCGGCTGCAAGCTCGGTTCTGTTCAGCGTTTTAGCCAAAATCTATCCCACCGATGGCTGTAATAAATTTTACAAATTAGGGCCACGCAGAGGTCAAGACCTGCGGGAATCCTGTCCCCGCCCCCTCCACCCCTCGGGGAGGACCCATTCGCTGTGGTGTTTTCGCAACGTTGCTCGCACGCAACACATCTGCACCACGACGATGCACGTACGTATCAACGTGGTGCATCACGATCCTTACGCACCACATCCTGCAATGCCTTCACTTGAATGGCGCACCGGTCAGCGGCGTCGGCGAGTCGAACAAGAAAGTCCGCATCCGACTGCCGAAGTCCACCTGTACCGGCTGCATCACCGCTGCTGGTGCTGGTGCCAGCTTTGCCGGTGCTGGACACGGTGCCATGGCCTGCATTGCAGGTGAAACGCTGCCGCAGCCTGACATTGCCAGACTGCAGGTCAGCAATGGTGCGATCAGAAACAGTTTTCGCATCGCTCAATTCCTTTTGATAGTTCGCATCCAGGGATGCCATGTCAGCGACGCGCTTCGCTTCGGTATCGCGCGCCGCCTGTTCAGCCTCGGCGCGCTTTGCATTCGCGTCTGCCAGGGCCTTGTCGTGCGCGGAGTTGATCCTGCTGACTTCAGCAACGCGCGCCATGTGTTCGACGTGATGGCCGAACATGAATGCGCCGAACAACAGCGCGATTGCGGCCACCAGGCCGATTGCGTAGCGGATCATTGTGCCCCCATGCATTGATGAAAGCGGGCCTGCTGACGCGTCCACACACCAGGACAGCGCCGATTCCCCGGAGTCGAACAGTCATACCCAGCGACGAAACGGTAATGCAGCAAGTCAGCACACGCCTGGGCATACTTCCCCGCGATCACGTCACGCCGCATGCTCGACTTGCGCCAGTTGCCGATGCCGTACTGCCCGACGAAATCCAGGTACACATCGTATTCGGCCTGATACAGCCGCGTGTCCGGCGGAAGTGACGCACGAAAATCGTTTTCGTCCTTCGCCATGAGATTGCGAGCCAACTGGGCGGCGCGGGGACGAGTGATGGTATCGCCCATCTTCACGGGCGCGCCATTCTCGTAATGCGTCGAACCATGCCCGATAGTCGGCACGTCGCCCTTGACGGGGATCACAGCGTGGTCGGTGAACCCTTCACGGGTTTGCCACGTCGTGAATGCGGCGGCACTGACAGTCAGCGCCGCGATGATGATGCGCTTACGCGGGGTCGGCATCGTCAACCCCGAACGTTTTCGGCTTCAACCAGCCACGCCATACGCAGAATGGGCGCATGAGATGACGCCATACCCATTCGCCGATCAGCATTGCCGAATACATCGCCGCAAGGAACGCGGCGAACTCACCCCAGCTTGATACCCCGATGGCGGCGAGTGCCCCCATCAGCTTCGCCGCGAGGAACGGCGTTTGCCCCGATTGCTGGTCCATTGACACGCCCTTGATTTCGAATGGGCGCATTGTCGTTCGCTGGTGCGGAAATTTCCTCCCGGGGGATTTCCGCTCTCACATTTCGAACGTGCCGATCAGTCACGCCGACGATTGCAGAAATGTGCGCGGTCGACATTCCGGCTCGACACATATCCGCGATTATTCTATCCCTGTAATTCCTGTAAATCTCGCTGCAGTTCGCTGGCCTGAGGATTTCGCCACCGAAGTGCTTGCACAGCTTCACGGCGTCATTCCATCCCAGTATGCGCACCAGCTCGTGCCCCAGAGTGAGGCGCTGAACGGTCGGCACGTAGAGGATGACTTCCGATTGCTTCGCGCCGGGATAGCGCTTGTCACGGCGTTCACATCGCGGCAGTTGCCCCACGAGATACAGCGCACGTTCACGCCCAATCACGTCAGCTAACTCCTGCACGCTTTTCGGTAATCGCATATCACCCCCATTAATTCACGACGCTTGTCAACTTGTGGGATTGTACATGCTTCGCGAGTCGCGGGACAGCGACATGGGACTAACTTGGGACCAAGGGACAAGTGGGACAACGATTCCTAAAGACCCCCTAGGCGTTAAATCACGATCTATCACTCTGCATCATCGTGTGCGGCTATATCTCTATAGCCTCCTTTATTATTTTATTCTCTTGTCCCAAGTAGTCCCAAAGGGAGGATAGCCTTACTGGATAAGGGTTTGCCGTGGGACAAGCATGAAAATTTCTTGTCCCACGTGGGACCAACGTTGGTCCCAAACGAAAAACGCGGACACATGGTCCGCGTTGTCGCTTGCCGCCGCCTGCCTGGATGCTATCCGCGCGCCGCTTCCTCATGCGTATCCGCGCGGTGATAGCCGACTGCTGAAATCAGATCACGCCGGATGTGCCATTCCTTCACCGCCCGACCGTGGTCAATCTCCAGGACCGGCATCACCCATGGCGGCACGTTCTTGTTGTCGCCGCTACAGTCAATGCCGTTGATCTCCTGACCGTTCGACAGAATCACCGTCACTGTGGGTTCTAGGCGCTTGCTCATGGCTGTCTCGCTAGTCGGAACGCGCAGAGGCGGCGCGGGCATCACGCATTACATGCAGGATCAGGGCGTCGACAGCCATAACGCTGCCGAACTCGACACCGCCATCTTGTGTGACGCGACCGCCGACATGCGAAATCAGCTTGCCGAGTGTCATGCCAGTTGTTGGTGTAGCCACGCCGCAGTCCACGCACTTTCCATCAGCCCACGTCCAGTTGTGTTCGCATCGCAGTGATGTTGTCGCCCGCTCGTCCGCCGCCTCGGAGGATGCGGCCAGCGCGCGTTCCGCCGCCTTGAGCAACGCGCAAAGCTTCTCATGCGACCCACCGACTATCAAGCCGGGAATGCCGATGGACTTCAGCGTGTCGATGACTTGCTGGGCGAGTGCAGGCGCTGCTGCCGTCTGATCGACAGATGCGGCGCGGGTTGCTTGCCACGCGGCCCATGCGCTGTCGATGTTGACATAGAGGTACCCGGATTTGTCGCGCACGAACGGGCCAATATCTTCGTCCTCAAACGAAAAATCGACACGTGCCCACGCCTCGAACGCCGCCCGCTCGTCTGCCGGCGCGGGGACCGCACGCCTCGCATCACGTGCGTCGGCATATGCTTTGCCGTAACGCTCCATGTCCGCCTGCGTGTATTTCGGCTCGTCAACCGGCGCTGCTGCGGGCTGCTCGGGATGGTCTGAGGCTAACAGCTGACGCAACACCTCTCCATCGTCCTTCCATCCGTATGCGTCCATTTCGTCGGCCCATGCCGCAAGCCTCTTGCGGTTCTCTTCCGTCAGCTTCATAGCAATTCCTTGATGAATGAAAACGCCAGGCCGAAGCCCGGCGCAGTTCGTCAGATTTCGATTTCGACGGGGACGGCGATGGCGATCGCATCCGATCTTGCCAAGCCGCGCGCCGTGGCCTCGGCGTGGAAGTGATGGGCAGTCTGTATCGGATAAAAGTTCACCCACCGCGTCACCGTGCGCGTCGCCATGAACAGGTCGTTCTCTCTTTCCTCGTATTCAAGGTAACGGCCCGTTTCATAGAACACGTACAGAGTGCAATCGCCTGCGACGCGGCCAACAACGCGGCTCGCTCGATCGACTTCCGGCACGTGCGCGATGAAAAACGCTTTCCGCCCGTCACGCGTCACCAACGGCTCCCCACGCTTCGCCGCTTCCAGGTCAAACGGCTTCAGTTTTTTCGTTTCCATGATATTCAATGAAAGTGTGTTGGTGATGCCGGGTAGCCTACCCCGGCGGTTAATCAGCCGAAAAATCCGCCCTCGTACAGCAGCCAAGCCCAGATGCCGAGTGAGATAAGCGACGTGACCGCGTTTTCGTTTTCACGCGGCTTCCCGTGCCGCGCGAGCGATTCGCCCAAGCCGATTGCGCTCAAGACGATGTAAGTGATTTGCGGCCAGTGAAGGGTCATTCCTCACCCCGCACCAGTTCGTCGCGCAGCTTCACGGCTTCGCAGACGGCGCGGGAAATGCTGTCCACCTTGTCGTGGTGGCACACGAACATTTCATGCGTCAGCCTTTCGATGAACGCGGTGCGCGTCTGGTCGAACACCTTGCCTTCGATGGGCGCGATGTTCACCACGTTCGCGGGCTGCGTTGCCGGCGAGCCGTCCGCGTTCGTCACCAGCTGCACCAGGTCCAGCTCGGTCGGCTTGCCACTTTTGAAATAGAAGCCATCCGATGTGTACGATTCGCTAACGCCATTTAGAACCGACAGCGCGCCAACCGGGTATCTTGCGGACATATCGGTGTAGGCAATTCTGTAGAGAAATCCTCTCCCATCCTGCCACACCTGACCAACCGCAAATTTCTTTTCCATTTCCTTTCCTTGCAAGATTGCCGGCATCCGGCCGGCGCGGGTTCAGTCCAGCTTCGCGATCAGCGCGCGATACTCTGCGGCGCGTGTTTCGAAGTGCGTGATGGCTTCCTCGTTTTCCTGGATGTCGCGATGAGCGCGCTGCAGCTGCGCGCGGCGGCACTCAAGTTGGAATTCGCACGCCTCTACCACCGATTCCAGTTCGTCCTTGATAGTCAGTCTTTCGATGCTCATTTCCTTTCCTTGATTGTCAGATTTCACCCACGCGGCTAACCCGCACCCGCGCATTCGGACCGAAACGATACTTCACGCGTGCGCGGTCCATCGCCTGCGTGTAATTGTCGGCGCGGACATGCCCGACGTACTGCGATCCGACCCACACCCTGAATTCGTACATGATCAGCATCCCCTGCGCATGTCCGCGCATCCAGGTGCGATGATGTTGAGCGCGTATTCGCGCAAGAGTACTTCAACCAGTCCGCCGAGCTTGCCGTCGTCGTTGCGCGGCATCGACAGCAGGTCCAGCAAGTCGCGTGCTGCTTGGCTCATGATGTGTCCCAGGTTGTTGCCCGCCAAAGCGGGCGCGGTTGTTTAGGTGCCTGCGCGTTCAAGCTGTTTGCGAGCGGTACGCACGCAGCCAACATCCGGTAATTCCAGCGACAGCAGGCGCTCAATGGTTTCGAGCAGTTCGCTGTACGTCGGCAGTCCGGCGTCATTCGTGTGCGCGTCTGCGTTCGCGATTGCTTCGGTCCGTGCGTTCATCGTCGTTCCCCTTCGTGATTGCGTTCAGGCGCACGTAACGCCAATGATTTGCCCCGCTGCGATCGCTGCACGTTCGCTCATGCCGGTCAGCTTCGAGACGGCGGCCTTGCGGCTGCTGGCGATGATGTGGCGGATTGCGGTCGGCGTCGTGATGATGTAGGTGCGTTGCATTTCGTTCCCCTTCGTGATTGCGTTGTCGATGTACGTATTATGGGTATTCACGCCCATGAATAGAAATTGATTTTCGCTATCGCCTCGACGCCCCAATAGAAAAAGCCGCCATCAGGCGGCTTGCTGCTTCTTGCGCATTTCCCATATCGCCAGCGCAGTTTCCTCCAGGCGCTTCAGTGCAGCTTCACCGCGTATCTGCAGCACCCCGCCGCGCTCTTTCTTCCACTGCTGATCGTATCGGCCGTAAAGATAGTCCTGACGCGCTCGCTTCGATGGCATGTCGAGGATGGCGCGCGCTTCACATTCGTGCCGCCATTCCTCGCTGTAGTTCGACACTTCCGTGCCGTCGTACAGCGTCACCATGCGTTCGTTCGGGCCGTTCATCAGAAAGGCCGCCCGTCGTCGCCATCATCGCGCCGCCGACCGTCAGCGAGCGGGGGCATATTGAACACGCGCCGGCTGCCTGACTTGCGCGGGTCCTTGCCCGTCAGTTTCTTCAAGACCTTGCTGGCGTGCGTGGCCTGCGCCTTGTTCGGCTTGTCGTATCCGATCAGCTGCAGCACTTCGCTGGCCGTCCTGTCGCGATATCCGATACCCGCAATGGCCTGCCAGTCGAACTGCGCCGCAATCATTTCCTCAACGGGGTCGACCGCTTCGTGGTCGCTGTTGAGCGCGTTCAGCGACTTCTGTTCGTCGTCAGTCAGCCACCATTGTTCGCCGCTCTTGAAGTGCGTCAGCAACTCGGCCCACACCTGTTGCATGTCCAGACCATGGCGATAGTCGATGGACAAGACAGGCACCGTCCACCAGCGCCGATTGCCCGTGTCGTCCACCAGGTATCGGCCTTCGTTGACGGACGCGAAAAACACGGTGCGCCGCTGATACTCGCTCTCGATGCGATCATACGGCCGGCGCAGCTTGTCTACGGCTTGAGTCACGAACGATTTCAGGCGCGCAATGTCGGACTTGCGGAACGTCGCATCCAGTTCGCCCAGTTCGACCAGCCAGTGCGAAACGGCGTTCACCACTGTATCTTTATTGTTCGGGTCCAGCGTCGCGCCTTCCAGCACCACGCCCATTTCCTGCGGCACCAGCGCTTTCACCCAACTGGTTTTCCCCTGACCTTGCTCGCCCGTGAACACCAGCACGCCGTGCGACGTGAAGCCGAACGGTTTAAACAGCGCCGCGATGGCAGACATGAGCCAGCGGTAAATCAATTTGTCTTTCAGCGTCGCGTCGCCGGCTACCTTCACGGTGTTCAGCAGCTGCTGCACGCGTTGCGCGCCGTCCCACGGCTTGCTGGTAATCCAGTCGCACACCGGGTTATACGCGTTGCGGTCGGCAATCAGTTTCGTGTAGTCGGCCAGCATGGACTGCGGCATGCGGTTGCGTGCGCAAATGCTTGTCAGTTCAGCCAGCGCGGCATTCGCGCGGTTGTCGGCCGTATAGCTGCGGCCCGGCAGCGTCACTTCCACCTGCTTTCGCACCTGGTTGTATCTGGCCGTGATGCCGTACTCGTCCGCCAGGTATTCCAGGTTTTCCACCGTGTTCATCGGCTGCCCCTTGTCCGTCAGATGCGGAAAGCCGAACGGGTTCACTGCAGCATCCAGCGGTACGGCCGGCGCATCGAAAGTCGGATTATTGTCGTTCGCTGGCGGCACCACAGTGATGGGCTTGCCGCTCGCAACGTGCCACGGGTCGCCCGTATGCGCGCCCATGTAACCCATGACGCGCTGCAGGTCCCATCCGTCGTCCCGGGCGTCTGCCAGGTCCCATCCGTGCGGGAATTCATCGTCCAGGCGATACGACACCATGTGCGTCTCGCGTGCGCGGCCCTTCAGACTGGTGGCAATCGCCATCATCGCCCGAATCGCCGGCTGCTCGTGCAACTGCATCAGCGCATCGCCGTCGCGTTCCTTCAGCTTGTCGAAATCCGGCCACAAGATCACGCGGCGACCTTCCAGCGCTCGCACGTGCGCACGGTCGGCTGTTTCCACACCGCCCATCCACGTCACCACCACGGCCTTGCTGCCGAAGATATCCTGTCCGGCGTCGGCGGCTTTCTCGCCTTCCACCACGATCACGTCGGCGTCAGGCATCAGCGCCAGGCGGTCCAGGCCGTACAGCGGACGCGTGGCCGCGCCAGTGATGCCGCGCCACGTCCAGCGCTCGCTTCCGTCCGGATGCTTGCACCACGAATAGGGCACCACCTGTTTGCGCTCGCCTTCAGGATCGAATCGGCAGACGTACATCAGCGCATTGCCGTCCTTGTCGCAGTACAGCCAGCGCGTCGTCGGTTGCCCCCATCGCGGATGCCGGAACGTCGGCCGGCCCGCGTTCTCCGGCACCGGCATGATGGGTTCGGGCTTCGCATCCTCGATGCGCGTCACCTTGGCATCGTGGGCGCGCTGCCGCGTCTCCGGATCGCCGATGCGCACGCCGTGATTGTCGGCCAGCTCGCGCGCCGCTGCGCCCTGGTCGTTGCCGTGGAAAATGTACGCGTACAGGCTAACGAGGTCCGCGCCGCCATCGCCGGTTGCGAAGTCCTTCCAGTTGCCCTGACGCAGATTGATAGTGAAGCTGCCGGCGTTTCGGTCGTTCCGCGTGGGGTTCGCCACGACGTATTCAGTACCGCGCCGCTCGCCGCCAGGAAGCCATTGCGGCACAACAACATCGGGGTTCAGCGCGTCATTGATTGCTGCGAAGTCGAACTTATTCACGCAGCACCCCGCGCCGCCAGCGTCATTTCGAGAACACGCAGTGCGTCTTGCGGGATAGTCTGTTCATTGGAGCAACACCAGACGCGGACAGTTTGCGGCGTGCGCCCCAGGATCTGTGCCACGTCGGCAGCATCCAGTTTGTGCGCCTTCATCAGCGCGCGCAGGCGGTCGGTTCGTTCGTTCATGGTATTGTTGTCAGTGAAGCGTGAGCGCCGATTGTACCATTGCGCGTTCACACTTGTGAATTTCGTTGTACATCACGCGGCATCATCGCCCGCGCCGATACTTCATCTTGTTGCGGAATATGTGCCGTTCGCGCTCGGCTTCGGGCATCGCCAACAGCGCGTTGATTCGCTCGCCGTGCCGTTCCGGCATCGGGATAACGTCGCTGCGCCACTGCAGCACGCTGACGGCGTTCACATCCAGCGTTTCCGCCAGTTCTTCGCACGTCAGGCGCAGGATGCGCTGCGCGCGGATCAGATCGTCGGAGTTCATTTCATCAGAGCCCGCATGATCGCGAAGCGGGCTACACGAACGGCCACGCAAACGGTCACGATCGGTTCGGCGCGGAATTGTTGCAGACGGTCGACGGGAAAGGCCGTGCCCTGATCGTTCACGTAGTGCCAGGGCAGCCATTCTTTGCGGTCGATGGCGCGGATGGTCGGTTCGTTCATGGTGGAGTAGGGCCGCCGAAGCGGCCATGGGTGGTTACGCTGCCTTGCGCTTCGACTTCGGCTTGTCCTTCGGCCAGCCGGCCGCCGTCAGGTCGGTCACCAGGTTCGCGACGACGGGCACGCTGCGGTCCTGCGGTTCTTCGGGCGACGGCAGGTACTTCGCGAATTCGGGCAGCCGCTCATTAGCCTGCTTGATCGTCGTGCAGCCGTAGATGATCGCGCGAACCTTGCTTCGCAGTACGTCGCGCGCTGCGGTCTGGTTTTTGTAATCACTGCCCATCTGAACGATGGATTGCCAGAATTCGGTGTCGGCCTTCATCTGTTCGGTTGTCGCGCCGGAATCGCAAGAAATCACGTGCACCATGGGAATACCGTTCGGCGTGGCGTAGATTTTTTCGGTATTGAACCAGTGCCCGAATTCCTTGTGCAGCGCCTTCAGCTTCGGCGGCATCAGGTCGATGGCCTTGCGCTGGATGGCGACGCGCGCCCGTTCCGTGTAATCGACCATGGGCACGTCATCCATCACTGCGCGCACGAATGCGTCGCGTTGCGTATTGGTCAGTCGCATAATTTCTCCTGGTAATTGCCAGCATCCGGCTGGCGGTAGTAAATCGTTTAAGCGCGAACGAACTTGCGGTTCGCGTCCAACTGATACGGCACGTTCGGCTCCAGTCCGTCTTCACCAATGTCGCCGGACTTCATGCGATAGCGTTCGGCTTTGCTGTCCCAGTAGCGAAGAACGATACTACCGCCCACGCCAGCCGTCGCGGTGCCGAAAGCGCCAGCCGTCGCGGTGCCGCGATAGCCAGCCGTCGCGGTGCCGCTATCGCCAGCCGTCGCGGTGCCGCGATAGCCAGCCGTCGCGGTGCCGCGATAGCCAGCCGTCGCGGTGCCGCTATCGCCAGCCGTCGCGGTGCCGCGATAGCCAGCCGTCGCGGTGCCGCGATAGCCAGCCGTCGCGGTGCCGCGATAGCCAGCCGTCGCGGTGCCGCGATAGCCAGCCGTCGCGGTGCCGCTATCGCCAGCCGTCGCGGTGCCGCGATAGCCAGCCGTCGCGGTGCCGCTATCGCCAGCCGTCGCGGTGCCGAAAGCGCCAGCCGTCGCGGTGCCGAAAGCGCCAGCCGTCGCGGTGCCGCTATCGCCAGCCGTCGCGGTGCCGCCCACGCCAGCCGTCGCGGCGCCGAAAGCGCCAGCCGTCGCGGTGCCGAAAGCGCCGACGTTGACGCTTTCCACGTCACCCACACTGCGCGTCGCGCCGATAACCGAGACTTCGCGCGCGCGGGGCTCGTTCTCCAGGAGATAGTCCGTCGCCGATTTCTTGTCGCCGACGAAGCGCACGACGCAGCGAGGAAACTTGCACTTGCCGCCAAGCATGATGATGGAATCGCTTTCGACTTCCACCACCATCCATTTTGCTGTTTCACCCAGATACGGGCTGGTGCCGTGGTCGCCTTGTCCGAACAGCCAGCCGTGCAAGCCGTTGCCGCACTTCTTGCTGTTCTTCCAATCTGCTGCGGCGACTTCGGAACCGACTTCCGGCCACTTGAAGCCGTCACGGCTCGTCATGTCTCCGGAAACGGTACGCAGAACGAGAGAGGTATTTTTCACGATTTTCCTTGATGGATACCAGCATCCGGCTGGCGCGGTTTGCTTCGATAGACATATCGCGGGGCTCGTGCTGCGGCACCGTGCGGAGTAGTCATCCCCGCCGTGCGCCTTCGCTGACTAGGCGCGCCGTAGCCCCTGGATATGCCCACCGTGGTGGGCGCGGTTGGTCAGGTGGTCGACTCGATCACGTTGCTGCGCCGCGTCTCGATTTCGACCTCGCGCAGCGTGTCGAAACCCCTGACGCCGCAACCGGGATCGTCTGCGAAGTCATATCCGTTCGCGAGCATGACCATGTAGCCGTTGCCTGCGTCTCGCTCGTCGTCCACGTGAGCAACCCATGCGCGGGCTTCAATTCGTTGGATCATCGTTGCCATGTCGTTCTCCTGTAGCGGCCGCAGTTGGTCAGGCGTGAGCGCGGATCATCTGCCGGCCAATCCCGGCTACAAACCCGAAGCGGGCGTAGAAAGCGCGCAGACGTTTCTCTGCGGCGGCTTCATTTTCGTAATAACCCCCGTCAGGCGTCAGCACGAGCGCTACGCCGAGTCGATCGGCAAGTTCACATGCAGCCCACATTGCGCGCGATCCGTCGCCGCGACCTTCGATGCCCGCCATTAACAGAACGATCTCAACCCCGCATTCACATGACACGGTCATCACTTCACCATTCGGAACCTGCGCATACATCGCATCGCCAATTTCGGTGGCAGCGTTTTCGATAGCGTTCATCGTCGTTCCCCTTCGTGATTGCGTTGTCGATGGGGTAATTCTGCTCCGCGTTCACGACTATGAATATTTGATTTTTTCTATCGTGAACGCGGGCCGATAGTCAGGACGCGTTGCGCGCCTGGCTCGTCAGGTGAAATCCGCGACAGTGTGGGCATGGATACACCCGAACCGGCGCACGGCGGCCGGCTTCGATGTTCGCCTGGATGCGCTCCATTGCTTTCAGCGCTTGCGGCTCGCTGGTATATCGCTCTTTCACGCAAACCATTTCACCGGTCGGCAGCCGATAGCCGACCACCTTGCGATCCATCACCACCAGGGCGGCGCGTGCGTCACTGATCAAGTGCGCCAGGGCGCGCGTGTACTTCCGGCCGCGTCCGTGGTTCTCGCGCGTGATGCGGGCGCGATGGCGTGCGAAGTCTCGGGCGTTCATTTCGCGCGCCGCCGGCGGATCAGGATTCGCTTGGAGTAGATGGCAGCGCCAGTGATGAAAGCAAACGGCCCCACCCACGAAAAGAAAATCAGGCCGGTTAGCAAATCACCTGCGGTAAGGTCGTTTTCGGAAGTCCACCAGTATGCGTATGAAGCAATCCCGATGACCATCCACGCCATAATGCACAAGATCACGATTCCCATCAGTTCCCCCTTCGCCCTGGCGAGCGGCCAGGGCAGATCCCAGCGATTGATTAGTACGCCTTCCCGCCAGCCTTCGCGCGGTTCTCGGGCTTGTGGTCGGCGCGCTGCGCGTTGTACGCCAGCTTTTCGGCGATGGTCGCGCCCATGTCGAAACCCAGGCCGCCGGCAAGATCGAAGATGCGGATAACCGCGTCGGCCAGTTCGACTTCCAGCATCTTCCGATGGGGCAGATGGTCGTCCATCTTGTCCTTGCGATGGCCTTCCAGCCCTTCGCTGACTTCGGAATGGATCAGCGCCAGTTTCGTGCTGACCCACAGCAGGAAGAATTTCGAAGGCCAGTTGCGAACATCATGGCCGGTCTCGGCGTCACGCCACCATCCAGAACGCTCAGCAGCGCCGTGACATACGCGCGTCAGTGCGTTGCCGCCCGCGATAACTTCGATGTTCAGTTCACTCGTGTTCATACCTTTCCTTTGGCCCTGGCGACAGTCGCCTGGGCATCAGCAACGGAACGCCAAACGTCTGCAGCGCCGCCGTTATCGTTGACGGCGCGCAGATACGCCGCTTGCTTGTCTGTGGCGCGGCCCGTGGCGGACTTCACATCAGCCGCCACATAGACGCCCACCTTGCTGCCCACCATGTCCACCGTGATGATGCGCGGAACCAGCCCGAACAGGTCGCCGAAGCCTGTCGGCAAACCCGTGTCGAACGGACGCGCATTCCGGATAACAACATCACCCGGCTGCAGCACGACAGGCTGAACGCGCTGCGCTTGAAACATCTGGTTGCCGGTCCAGCCCTTGCCGACGTTCGCTCGAAACAGCAGGCATTCGCCGGCCAGCGCGTTGCGGATTTCATTCTGGATTTTGTGTTCGCTCATTCGTCGTCCCAGTGGTGGGTCATGGCTGACAATCCGGGCGGCAGAAGCATCGTGTAGTACACTTCGTCGCCGTGCGTGCCGCCGAACGTTGCGCTTCCGCCGTGCTGCCTCAGCATGGCGTCGAGATCAGCCACCATGGCGCGCGCGTGTTCTTCGCGCGCCTGGGGCTTTTCCAGCGCGTCACTCATCGCCTTCACGATATAGTCCTGGATTTTGTGTTCGCTCATTTCCCCCTCGATGCGGTCGGAAACCTGCGCGCGGTCATATGCGCCATACAGGTACGGCGGGGCCATGCACGCACCCATGAACAGCGCGCCGCCGATAGCGCCACGCCAGCCACCGTGTGAAGCGCCAGCTGCAGCGCCCATCAAAACGAACACGAACAGGAACGCAGTGCCGGGGTGCTCGCCGACGTGCGGCAACGTTCCGCAGCCCCGAATGATTTGGCGGATGATTTTCACGCCGCATCCTCCAGGTCCGCCTGCGCAGCCTTCGCAGCACGGTCGCGCGCTTTCTGTTCCTGGCGCTGGCGCGCTTCGACTACTGTGGCGTGTTCGTTCAGCAGCGACAGCAGGGCGGCAGCGGGCACGCTAACTTCCTGGCCTTCAGGAATTTGGTGGCCGGCCACTGCTGCTTCGATTTGCGCCAGGCGTGCGCGCGCATGCGTCGGCAGCTGCTCAATGAAAGCGTCCACTTCATCCGACAGCGAAGCCAGCACCTTGTGCGGCACCTTCGGGCCGTTCATCGTCCCGGCCGTCACCTTGCCCTTTCCATTCGTCGCAGCGCCTGCCAGCACCTTGCCCGCGTCGTCGCCATGCTTGCGCACCACCTCGACGGCGACGGCTGCCGAAACACCGCCGGCCGCTACCATGGTCTGCACGTCACTGTTCGCGTCGGCGAGCGTCAGCAACTGCGCGACGTGCTGCGGCGTCTTGCCGACCTTCTGTGCGATGCGGGCGTTATCCCATCCGAACGCACGCAGGCGAGCGTAACCCGTGGCGACTTCCAGGGGCGACAGCGCGCGGCCTTCGGCGCTGGTGATGACGCGGGCCACGCGGTCGGCGTCGTTGCCTTCGAACGCGACGATTGGCACCCACACTTCGCCGTCTTTGTCCTGCAGAGGCGCGCCATGCTTGACGGCCAGAACAACGGCGCGCTTCCGCCGATGGCCGTCAACGATCCACACGCCACCCTCGGGGCGCGGGCGCACTTCCAATGCAGGGTACTGGCCGCCGTCCGATATGTAGTCCGCCAGCGCTTCTACGCTCGCCTGGAAGTCGGCATCCTCGATGCGAAGATTGAACCCCGGTTCTTCGTGCAAGTCCTGCAGGCGCACCTTCATCGCGTCGGCGCGCTTGATTTCTTTGCTCAGGATTTTCTGTTTAAACGTCGTCATATCAATTCCTGTTGTGGGTTAGATCAATTCCAGCTGTTCCATCGGCATGTCGGGCCAGGTAAGTGCGCCCTTCGATGCGTTTGCGCGCCAGTGGATCACGCGCATATTCCCGTGCCAGTGCAGGCCGGATACGATTTTGCCACGAAGCGGCACGATGTGGTCGACCACGTGAAGTTCGCTGGTTTCTTCCGTCAGCCTGCGGGCATCCGCGTACATTGCTTCGATTGCCGCCAGGTCGGCCCAGGGTGGCGTTGCGATGCGTTCCTGGCGGCTGCGGTATGTGCTGCGTCGCTTGCCGCCTGGTGCCTTCGCGGGCATCCGCTTCGCGATGACGAACAGCGGCCCGGCGTGGAAGCCGCCGACCAGAGCCAGCGCTTTCATGCCGCCACCCGATGCTGCGCCACCAGCGCGTCGTGGTCGTCCTGCGTCATGTCTCGCGTCCAGAAATCCACGTGGCCCGGCAAGCGGTCGCTGCCGTCTTTGCGATGCCAACAGTACAGCGAGCCGCGACGATGCGGGAAATGATACGCGGCGCAGTCGCAACGCGCGGCCGTCGTGTCCCGGTTCGTCATCCAGCGGTCGATGCGGTAATTCTTCTTTTTGCATTTCCGGCATGGCGGATACGAACGACGGTCGTATTTCTCCGGGTGCAGCGTCAGCACCCGGCGCGCGTCGCAATGCCGACAGCGGCAGTGAAAGCGCTTGGCGGCCATTTCAGATAGCGAACGAAGTCAGTGCAGCCATCAAAATCGCGAAGCCCCCAGCCGCCGCCCATTCGAGCGCCAGGCGCTTGCTGCCGTGAACGCGATCAAGCAGCGCGGTGCACGCGAACAGGAATGCGATCAGTGAAAAGATGATGAAGTACATTTCAGCCCCTAGAAAATGATTTGCTGAAACGGATTCTAAGCGTTCATACCCATGAATGACCAATCGTGAAAATCTATTGTGCGCCGTGATTCATGCACTGCGTCTATGGCGGAATCCCTGCCGCTTCAGCGCCCATTGCTGCGGGAATTTGTAGCCGCGCTTGCGCCCCAGGCTCACCCAGTCGTCCAGCGTCTTGCAGTCCTTTTCCTCCTGCTTGCGCATGGCGCGCACGCGCTGCTTTTCGGCTTCGGTCATTTCGACCAGTTCGCCGTCCGCCACTTCGATTTCCTTCACATCGGCCAGCAGCCGCTTGCCGCAACTCGGGCAGCGCTGCGGGGCAGGGCGGCGAATCTGCTGAAAGCAGCCTTCGCACGTGATGGGGGGCGGCGGCGCGTTATCATTCGCGGCCTTGCGTCCGCCCTGGCGGCCTTCCAGCGACCATTCGCGCTCGTCGTCGGGGAAGCCGTGCCGGCTGCTGTTGCCCGCATGGTCCAGGATGATGGCCGTCTTGCCTTCCCCTGGGCGCAGGCCGCGCCCGACTTGCTGCAGGTGCAGCGCCAGGGACTGAGTGGGGCGCATCTGCATGACGCAATCAATCGTCACGTCCGTTTGCGCGATGCTCGACAAGTCGAACCCTTCGCCGAACAGGTCCACGTTCGTCAGTACCTGGATGCGGCCGGCGGCGTAGTCCTGGATGATGCGCTTGCGCTCGCCCTTGTTCGTGCCGCCATCCAGGTGGGAAGCGCGGATTCCGGCGGCGTTGAATTGCTCGGCGATGTGCTGGCTGTGTGCCACGGTGATGCCGAAGACGACGGTTCGCAAGCCGGCGGCGTACTTGTGCCAGTGCGCGATGGCGTCGCCGGTCAGCTTCGGCTTGTCCATCTTTTCGGCCGCTTCGCCCTTGGCGAAATCGCCCATCTGGCGGCGCACGCCCTTCATGTCGGGCGCATGCGGCGCGTACAGGCGGTACGGCGATAGGTTGCCTTTCTCGATCAGCCAGCCCGTCTGCGGCCCAAGCACCATGTCATCAAAGTGCGCGTCCAGGCCCTTGCCATCCAGCCGCTGCGGGGTCGCTGACAGGCCGATTATTATTGCGCCGTGCGAGTGCAGCCACGCCATCACCATCGCCCATCCGGCCGCGCCGCCGTGGTGCGCTTCGTCAATGATCGCCAGGCGCGGGGCCACCAGGTTGTCCAGTCGGCCCTTCAGCGTGTCGATGCTGCACACCTGTACCAGCTGCTGCAGCGCCATCGGATAGCCGGCGGCGATGTAGCCGTGCGGGATGCCGAACTTGTGGAACGTCTTGCTGGTGCCCTCGACCAGTTCGGCGCGATGGCAAATGAACCAGGCGGCCTGACCGCGCGCCGCCGTCTCGCTGATGATGAACGACGCCAGCACGGTCTTGCCCGCGCCGGTCGGTGCCTGCAGCAACAGCCGCTTGACCCGGCGCAGCGCCTGGCGCGCGCCCTCGATCATGCTGGCCTGATAGTCTCGAAGAACGATTGTCATGATGGCGGGAAAATGAATTGCGCTATCTTAGCCTAGAACGTTCGGCAACGGAGCGTTGATCATGACCAGGGCTCGGAGACAAGCATACGCCGCGATTGCATGCCGCCTCATTATCGAAGTGATGCGGGAAATGTCAGAGAAGTTTATCAAGGGCGATGGGGTGGCCCCGTATGCCGATGATGTGCTGCTATGCGCGGCCCTCTTCATCGGGCAGTATGAAGGTCGACCGATGACAGCGGCGAAGATAGCCGCATACATCGGGATGCCGCGCCCAAGCGCCATACGCAAACTGGAAGGCTTGATGGTGCGCGGAATTGTCACACAGTCTGCGGCAAAGCATTGGGTCATCGCGTCAGATAAGCGAGAAATAGAGGCGCGCGCAAATATCGTTGTGCCGGCAGTGTGTCGACGGATCGCGAAAGCCACAGCCGAACTGTCCAAATTGGACAGGCACTGATTGAACGAATGCTACTGAAAGTGTAGCAACGTGAATGTAACGCTTCACGGCGTTTCACGTTGTGTAAATACAACTCACGCTGATTCACGCGTGGGGTACACTGCGGATTCTTTCACTCGTTTAGGGACCACGATGAACCCCGGAATCTACTCCAACATTTTGAACGCGGACTATCACGGCGGCGAGGGTGTTTCGAATTCGATGCTGTCGGTGCTTCGCGAGCAATCGCCGCTGCACCTGAAAGCGTTGCGCGACATTGCGAACGACAACGAACGGCCGCAGCCCACGGCGGCGCAGTTCATCGGCACCGCGTTTCACTGCCTGGTTCTTGAGCCGGCGGAATTCGCCAAGGAATACTGTCTGGGACTTCGCATGGCAGACGTGCCGGAAGCGATTGATGATCGCGACGTGTTGGTGCGCATGGTCGGCGAACTGAACGCAGGCCGCCAGGCGAAGCTGCCCACGACGGGCGCGAAGGGCGATCTGGTGGCACGCATCATGGGCGAAATCGCCACGGGTGACAACGAACAGGACGGCCCGATGGCCGAACGTCTCAAAGCCATGAAGGGCGAGGAACTGAAGGCGCAGATTGAAGCGCTGAACGAAACGCGCCTGGGCCTGTTGCCAATCGGCGGCAACCGTCACGAACTGGCAGCGATCCTGCGCGAGCATGGCCGCCAGGTCACACTGTGGTCCGACGTGCAAGCCGAATGGCTGAAGAACAACGGCCACCGCAAGGTGTTGACGAAGGAACAATGGGACCAGCTGCACGCTATGCGGAACGCCGTGTGCCGCCATCCTGCGGCGGCGGCTTTGCTGACGGGCTGCAAATACGTCACCGAACATTCCGTGTATGCGCGCGACCCGCAAACCGGAGAACTGCGCCGCTGCCGCCCCGATTTGTGGCGCTTCGATGGTATCATGGGCGATCTGAAAACGACGGAAGACGCAGGCCCGGAAGCATTCGCGCGCTCGATCGCGAAGTGGGGCTATGACGTGCAGCACCCGTACTATCTCGACACGGCAAGCCTGGCGCTGGAACAATCGCCGCCCGATGAATTCGCAGCGCACCCGACGAAGGCCACCGCGTTTGTGTTCGTCGTTGTCGAAAAGTCATTCCCGCATGCCGTCGCCGTGTACGTCCTGGATGAAGCCAGCGTGGCCCTGGGGCGCGCGAAGTATCGCGACAGCCTGAACACGTACGCCGAATGCAAGCGCACTGGCGTATGGCCCGGCTACGGCGACGCGGTGCAAATGATCGGCGTGCCGGCATGGCACATGAATCAAAACCAGCATCTCATCGGGGCAGCATAACAATGAGCGACAGGGCATTCACGGGACTCGCAATCGCGGCGCTCGTATTGAACGCAGTCTATGGGTTGATCGCGCTTGCGTTCCTTGTCTGCGCTGTCGGCATGGGCTGGATTATCTTCTTTTCATAAGGGGCAGTAACAAAATGGGTATCTTCAAGATCGAGGAAGCAAGCCGAGAAGGCGCAAGACTCGTTGTCGGGCTTGGCGGGATTTCGGGCGGCGGCAAGACGTTCACGGCACTGCAGGTCGCTTGGGGTATGGCGAATTACGACAGCAAGAAAGTCGGCCTGATGTGCACGGAAAACCGCCGTGGCCGGCTGTACGCTGACTCGCTGCGCGATGCCGATGGCGTCGTGCACAAATTCATGATCGGCGATCTGACGCCGCCATTCTCGCCCGCGCGCTACATCGAAGGCATCCAGGCGTTCGTGGATGCCGGCGTGGAAGTGCTGGTGATCGATAGCGTGTCGCACGAGTGGGAAGGCATCGGCGGATGCGAGGATATCGCGCATGCGCCTGGGCGTGATGGGCAGGCCCCGAAGCAGCCGCGCTGGAACGACGCGAAGCGCGAACACAAGTCGTTCATGAACGCCATGCTGCAATCGCCGCTGCACATCGTCGCGTGCATGCGGGCGCGCGAAAAAGTGAAGCTGGTAAAGCGCGACGGCAAGATGGAGTATGACGCTCTTGGCGTGCTGCCAATCCAGGAAAAGAATTTCACATTCGAACTCACGGCATCGATGATGCTGTGGAACGGCGGCAAGTCGCGAGAAATCATCAAGTGCCCGTCCGAACTGCAGGGCATCTTCGGCACTTCGGGCGAGTGGTCAGAAGGCTACCTGACGGCGGCCGAAGGCAAGGCGCTGCGCGACTGGGTGGACGGCGCGAAGGGCGTTGACGACGCCGTGAAGAACGCGCGCGACAGCCTGCAACTGGTCTGCGAACAGGGCATGGAAGCGCTGCAGAAAGCCTGGATCGCGCTGCCGGCGAAGGTTCGCAAGGCAATCTCGCCGAAGGGATGCCCCGACGACTTGAAGAAATCGGCCGAAGCATTCGACGCGCAACGTGCAGCCGCGAACGATAATCGTCAGGCAGATGATTTGAATGCGGCGCTGCTTGGCGGCGGCGCTCAGAACTCAGCATAACCACGAAAGGGGAAGCATCACATAATGGCGCAGGCACAATCGAAATTCCTTAGCGCTGCGGAAGTATCGCAGCGCTGGGGCGGTGCCGTCAGTACCGGAACGCTGGCGAACTGGCGCGTGCAAAAGAAAGGGCCGCCGTATCAGAAGCTGGGCAGCAAGGTACGCTATCCCGTCGCGCTGCTGGAAGCGTGGGAAGCTGCGCACATGATGATGAACGCGGCGAACGACAACGACCAAGACACGGAAGATATTGCATAATGAGTTCAGCACTCGAAACGCAAGTGGGCGGCAGCCACTATAAAGACATGCCGATACAGCCGATGGAATACAGCATGGCGAACGGCCTGGATGCCTGCCAGCACACCATCGTGAAGTACGTGACGCGGTTTCGCGAGAAGGGCGGCCTCCAGGACTTGGAGAAAGCGCGCCACGTCATCGACATGCTGATCGAATTCGAGCGGAAGGCGATCGAGCGGGCGGCCACTCCGGCGAACGACAACGCTCCGCGCGGCCCGCTGAATGCGGATGGCACAACATGGTGCTGCGGCAGGACGGGCAGCACGAGCGCGCCTTACTGCTTGGGGTGTCCGCATGCCTGACGATTTCGATCGAGCGCAGGACGCCGCCGAAGTGAACAACCAGGACGCGCTGGAACGGCAGCGCCTTCAGGCACTCAACACGAAGCACTTCACCGCTCGCGGCGAATGCCTCAACCCGCGTTGCGCCGAACCGTTCGCGGCGAACGACAACATGCGACTGTACTGCGGATCGCAGTGCGAAACCGAACACCGCAAGCTCCGGCGCGCGTGATATCATTTAGTTTTAACCGGGAAATCAAATCACCATGAAAACCATCGGACTCGCCCGCCTGGGCAAGGATGCAGAAGTGCGTTACGCGCCCAGCGGCGATGCTGTCGCGAATCTGTCGCTGGCCGTGAACTACGGCAAGCCGGACAGCGACGGCAACCGCCCGACGCAATGGATCAACGCGTCGCTGTGGGGCAAGCGCGCGGAATCGCTCGCGCAGTACCTGACGAAGGGAAGCCTTCACTGCTTCACGCTGTCGGATATCCATATCGAGGCATACGAAGGCCAGAACGGCACGTTCCACAACCTGGTCGCGCGCGTGGACGATGTGCAGTTGGGGCCGCGCGGGCAGGGCGGCAACCAGGGCGGCGGCGAGCGCACGGAACGCCCGGCGGCGAACGGCGGCGGCCAGCAGCGGCCTGCGCGGGGCGATGGTCGTGCGGCCGGCCAGGGCGGCGACATGGATGACGATATCCCGTTCTGAGTCTCAACCAACCACCAGGAAACTGAACCATCATGGAAATTCAATTCAAGCGCGGTGCCCAGGTCATCGCTTCCCCGTCGCGTGGCGAATCGTTCCGCGCTCGCGTCGTGCGCCGTTACGACACGCGGAAAGGCCAGTTCGTCGTCGTGAAGGACGGCACGGGGCGCGAGGTGAACATGCGCCCCGGCCTGCTGCGGCTGGCCTGACGGTCAGCACGATACGAAAGACCCCGCGCGGTGCGGGGTTTTTCATTTCTGGCGCAGCGTGCGACGTACAATGAGGGCGTTTAAACGAACTAAGGAAGATCATGAATCGCGAAACATGGCTCAACGAACTGGCGAAGAAAATGGCCTCGCGCTTTCAGGAACTGGGGCACCCGATTCCGAAATTCCGCGTGTCCATCGGCTTCACGTCGACGGGTGCGAATGGCGGCGCGAACGGTCAGTGCTGGAGCGACCAGTGTACGGACGACAGCCATTACACCATTTTCATTTCGCCGGCCGAAGCAACCAGCATGGATATCGCCGCGATCCTGAATCATGAATTGATCCACGCGGCGGCCGGCCTGAAGGAAGGCCACAAGGGCGAGTTTGCGAAGATGATGAAGGCCACCGGGATGACGCGGCCCTTCACCAGCTCCGTGGCCGGCGATGACTTCAAAGCCTGGGTGCAGCCGTTCATTGATGAACTCGGCGAAATCCCGCATGCGCAGCTGAAGGTGCGCGGCACCGGAAACGTGAAGCTGTTCAAGAAAGAGGGCGGCGGCGTCGACGCGGCGGCCGACAACGACAACGAGCCCGAAAACAATCTGCCGAAGAAACAGACCACGCGCCTGAAGAAATGCGAGTGCAGCGCGTGCGGCTACACGGTGCGCGTGACGGCGAAATGGCTCGAAGTCGGGCGGCCGCATTGCCCGGAGCATGGCGCGATGGAAGCGGAAGCGGCATAAGAAAAACCCCGCCGAAGCGGGGTTTTTTGTTGATCGACTGCAGCGGAATCGAACCACGGTTGCCCAGCCTTTTACGGCTCGCTCTACCAATTCGCGTTTATGGGCGATGCAGTCGTGTTTGCCGGCTTATACGTTTCGCAGCGGCTGCACTGGTGCCGGTTTCCGGCGTCGTCGTGCTTCTCTCTCACAGGGAAATTGGAGTCGCGTGCGGGATTCGAACCCGCGTTCGGCGATAGAAAGTCGCCTGTCCTAACCACTAGACGAACACGACATCACGACTGGAAACTGCGACGCGCACTCAGGCTAGTCGCTACCTGGCAGGGCGATACCGGCTGCCACCGATACAGTTTCCATGCGTGATGCGCCTGGCAGACCAGGCGATACACGGGCCGCTTACGGCGGCCAGTCGGCTGTCTTTCCATGCTGCCAACCACGGTATCAGAGCCTGTGTAGTCGCGGCTCGATGAGATTCAATTATGCCGCTTCCGCGAACTCGCGTGATTGATTTTCGCTATCGACTTTCTTTTCCGATTTGACGCGCTTCGCGGGCTGCGTCACGTTCTTTTCAAACCACTTGCCCCACTTCGTCATCGCGGCGCGCATCTGCGGCAGATAGTCGGCGTGGTCGTAGTGCTTGCCACCAGTGTCGCCGCGTGCATGCTGCTGTATCAGGTCGCGCGTGAAGCGATCAACGCCCGCGCCGTCACCCATGCGGGACTTCCAGGTGCGGCGCAGGTCACGAGCCTGGAAGGACGCGCAGCACGTCAGCGATGCGATGTGATGCGACACGGCCAGGAATCCCATGCGCTTGGCCTTCGAGCCGGTGCGGGCAGGGAACAGCGGGCCGTCGCCGTGCCAGCGCCTCAGGCGCTTGAATATCTCGACAGCCTGCGGCGGCAGCGGGATAAAGTGCGGTTTCTTGCGGCCCTTCGTCTTGTGCGCCGGGATCGTCCATAGAGCGCGAGCCGTATCGACTTCGCAGCCGTCCACCTTGATGGTTTCCTGCACGCGCTGGCCGCAAAGCATCACCAGGCGCGCGCAGTCGCCGGACCCTTCGTCCGTCAGGCTCGCCCACACGGCCGCCATTTCCGTGGGCGACAGGTTGCGGCTGCGTTCCTTGTTCGCGCGCTTGTCCTTCGGCACGGCCGTTACCGGGTTCGCCTGGATGCCCCAGTCGTACGTCACTTCCTGGGTGTAGTCGTTCGTGGACTTCATCGCCCATCCGAACGCGGACGACATGTAGGTGCGCTGAATGTCGGCCGTGCGCAGCGCGTCGCGCTTCACGGCGGCCATCAGCGGCACGCGGATATCTGCCGGCGTCACTTCGCCAGCCAGCTTGCTGCGGCCCAGCTGGTCGGCCGCGTTGTACTTGCCCTTCAGCAAGACGTTCTCGACGTGCCCAGCGGCACCGGCGTCGCGCGCCTTCAGGTGCGCCACGTATTCCGTGAACAGGGTTTCGACGGTTGGCGCTTTTTCCTGATTCGCGATGGCGACCTTCGGCTTCGGCGACGACTTCACGAGCGGCCTGATTTCGTCGGCGAACTTCGTGCGGGCGTCGGCCAGCGACATATCCGGGTATCGGCCAATCTGCTTTTTGCCGCGCTCTCCGCCTTTCTTCCAGTGCGCGAACCAGACGGCGTTCACGCTCGCGTCGGACTTGCGGATGCGCAGCCTGAGGCTGCCTTCGCCTCGATTGCGCGCGCCGTCGTTCAGCACGGTTTCGCCTTCGCAGTCTCGAATTGCGGCATCGATTTGGGTCTTGGTCAGCACGTCGCGGCCTCGCTTCCTGGATGATATAGGGTGCCCTTTAGGGTGCCCCTCGGGGGAAAGTGCCCCCTGTTTGAAGCGTAAGCGGAATTTCGCGCGCCGGTCAAATTCGCTTTGTGAATCAATGACGTGGAATGGATGCGGATGATGCGCCGTGAATGCCCATTATTGGCAGCGAGCAGCCTTCCAAGCTGAATACGAGGGTTCGATTCCCTTCACCCGCTCCAATCTTTTCAATGATTTAGCGGACTGATTGTTTTAGGCTTGAAACTCGGGGTGCCCTTCAGGGTGCCCCGCGCCGAAAGTCATCACGCCGCGTAATCCACAGTAATAATGTCTCACGTCGCCTCATCCTCGACGGCAGCTTGCTGCCCAGCGTTCGGCTGTTCAAGATCGACGGTGCACACGTAGCCGCCGCCAGCATCCAGCGTGTGTTCGACGCGCGTAGCGATCCAGTCGACGGGCACGCCGTCGCGCCAGCCCTGCAGCACCACCTGGCATTCTGCCGTCAGGTCAGTGCGCCCCGGCATCGTGATGGACATGGTAATCATGGCCCGCTTGCGCTTCGCCAGTTCTGCCTGCGCGGCGGCCACGGCCTGCGCCTGCGTGGGGAAATACTGCTTGATGCGCCGCACCGGCTCGCCGGAACCAACGGTGACGATGTGGCGCTTCGCCTGCTTTACCGCGTGATAGTACGCCACGACGGTGCCGGCCGTTTCGCGACGCTGCTGCGTCATGTGCCACCTGGTGCAGTTCTTCGCTTGCAGCGTGATAGTCGGCAGGTCTTGACCCGTCACGCTCTTGAACTCGCCGCGCTTCGCCATGACCAGCTTGCCACCAGCCGGCTTCACCACGGCGTCGTATTTCTTGGCGATGCGCAGCAGCATGTTCAGGTCGGATTCGTCTTGCTGGTCCACGTGCGGCAGCTGGATGCTTTTTAGCGACGACGACACGAGCCCCTGCATGCCGTGTTCCTTGGCGATCTTCTGCACCATGCCGCCGATGGTCGTGCCGGCCTTCCAGCTGCGCACCTTCTGCGTTTGCAAATGGTTTTCGCCGCCGTTGCCCATGTCATACGCAGCCGCGCGAGCGCGGATGTGCATTTCGCCAGGCCAACCGGACAGCTCGATTTCGTCCACGATGAACGTGCCCATGGACTGCGATGCGCCGTCGTACCCAAGGGACAGCTGCAGCTGCGCGCCGGTTGGCGGCATCTGGATGGGCTTTGATGGGTCGTGATCCGACAGACTGAATTCCAGCATGTCGCTGGTATTGCCGGTTTCGTCCGTCAGACGCAGGCCGATAAAGCGATCGAGAATCGTCGCCGTAATGTTGTTGTCGTTCGCCGTAAGCTTGAAATTCGGCGCGACGGGCTGCGCGCTCAGTCCCATAGCTTGATGCCCTGTTGCGTAGCCGGCAGTGTGAAATCTGGAAGCGCGACGGCCACGCCTGCGGGCAGCACCGGACCGAGATCAGCCAGCCCAGGGTTCGCATTCAGCAGTTGCTCGACCACGAGCCCGTCGCGCGTGCCGTAGTAGTTCCACGCGATTTCGTCGGCCAGGTCGCCGGACTTCGTGACGTATTCAGTCATTACCCTAGCGCCCCCGAAATCGCCGACGCCAGAAGATTGTCCAGCGCGTTCCCGTCGCCGTATCCATCGAAGTGCTTCAGCGTCACGTTGAATTCCACTTTGCGCGGCTGCGCGAACGCCGCAAACGTGCTGCGCGTTTCCTCGACGGACGTGATAACCCAGCGTCCGTACAGGTTGCCCTGCGCGTCGATCAATTGCTGCGGCTGTCCCTTCGATGCGAGAACGCGCAGGTTCGCCATTGCCGCCGCCGTGCCGCGCCATGAAGGATAGATGACGCCCGGCAGCGTGATGATTTCCTCCCCGGGGCCGGTGTACTGCAGCGCCGGCATCTGGCCGAAGCGATCTTGCCCCGGCCAGCGGTATTCAGCGCTGCGCCGCATTTCCTGGAACACCGCATTGTTCAGGCTGAAATTGAAATTCCCCAGCCTGAGCATCGGCACGAAGCCGGAAATAAAACTCCCGATACTCATTGGCTTGCCCCATCGAACATGATGCTTCGGCTTTGAACGCGCTTCTGCTGGTTCATGCGGCGCATGACTTCATCGGCCAGCGCTTTCTGGTCCTGTCCGGCCTGTTGCATGATGCTGATGTTGTACGTGTCGTTACTTGTGACGCTCGGCGCAGAACTGCGCGCCGTCGCCATCGGCGGCGGCTTCGCGGGACTCTGCCCCTGGTCCGCCATGTACTTCTTAATCCATTCCTCGTTTTCGGATGCGTATCCGTTGCCGATCTGATACCAGGGCTGATATTTCTTGCGGGCCGCGTCGATGGTTGGCTGTCCGTACTTCGCGCGCAGCTCGGCCCACTTCCCCTTTCCGTTCTTTAATTCCTCGTCCTCTTCGTTCGTTGTGAGGTTCGCAATTGTGTTTGCGATGCCAGCGATGCCTGCCAGCTTGCCAACAAAACCAAGGATGCCGCCCGCCGCGCTGGTCGCCGCGCCTTCCACGCCGTTCATAGCAGCAACCATGCTGTTGACTTGCGCGGTAGCGCTCGCGAGTCGGACAAGCGCAATCGTCTGCAGAATGCCGTTTGCAGCCAGCAGGACGGGCGCGACGACAACCAGCGCGGCGGCAGTCCCGGCCAATCCGATAGCAACGGCCTTGAACAGTTCAGGGTTCTTTTCGGCGAACTCGTTCACCCGCTCCAGCGCGTCGGCGGTCTTTTCCATCGCCGTGGCGAAGGCCGGTAGCAGCACGTTCCCCATGCGCACCCGCGCGTCGTTGAGGCGCGCGCGTGCGTTGTCGATCTTGCCTTGCGTGGATTTTTTATTTGCCGCGTCGGATTCATCGATACCCGGCGCAGTGGTGTAGTTCTTGCGATCACGCTCAATTGCCGTATGGTTGAACAGCCGCTGGAATAGAACGTTTCCAGCAGTTGGGTTCGACGTGTAGTCAGAAACGAATTTCTGCACGGCGGCAGGGTCTTTCAGGTCTACGCCCTTGCGCTTTGCGAGCGGGACAAGATACTTTTCGACCCAGGTTTGCTGGTCCTGTATTAGCAGCTTGCTACCAACCAGCGCATCCGACGTGTAGCCCGTCACCAGGCCGTTTTTCAGGCTGAAGTTTTTGCCCAATCCCTGAAGCAGCCCATCACGGTACATATTGGTGAACTTGTGCGCGTCTTGATGGCCGCCAATCCATGCGTTATTCAGCGTGCTGAGCGATTTGCCGTATGACGGAGCGCTCAAACCCTGAATCATGAACCCATCGCCGAAAAATGCATCATTGCTCATGCCAACGCCGGCAGCCTTCGCGCCACGCTGAGCCGTCAGCCAATCTTCCGCCGACACCTTGCCCTGCACGGCCGTGATGCCCTTGAATGCAGCATTCATTTGATGGCGCATCGCTTCCGGACTCGCCGCCCCGCCGCGCTCGTCTGCGATCTTTGCCAACGAATACATGGCATCGTCGCCGATTTCACGCCCGGCATGCTCGCGGTTATAAAGCTGCAGGCCGGATTTTGCCTTCAGCGCATCGGGAAGCGCATCGATCGCGTGATGTGCGCTTCCAAGCGACGCATAAAGCTCGCGAATCGTCTTGAATGCGTCAGTGGTTGAAACGGCGAATTGTCGCGCGTTGCTTGCCGCATCAATCATCGCCTTCTGGTCGTGCTCAGACAGTCCGGCGTTCTTGATGATGTTGATTTCGTTTTCGCGCTCGATAGCGGCGTGAATGCCGGTGTACAGCACGCCGCCGATGACGACGCCCGTAGTGCCGGCGCGCGTGGCCGCGCCCTTCAGTGCGCCGCCGATTTCGCCAGCCTTCGCCTTGAACGCCTGCGCCTTCGTCAGGCGCTCTTGCGCCTTGCGCGCGCGCTCGATTTGTTCCGTCAGGCGAGCGTAACGGGACCGCATCCCATCCACGTCCTTGCCGGCGCGGCCGAACTCCTGGATGGACTTGCCCAGCAGCTTCTGGCGCTTCGTTAAGTCCGTGATGGTCTGGCCGATCTTCCCCAGCGACTTGTCGACGCCGCCGAAAGCCGCCTTCAGCGTGCCGGAAATCGCGCCGCCGATGGTGATGGTGGCGGAAAGCCGCTTGTTCGTCGCCATAGGCGGTTACTGTTCCTTGGGTAGTCCGTCCAGCCACCACAAAAACCGTGACTGGCGCATCGTCAGAATTTCCGCTGCCGACCAGCCGGTATGGCTGGCAAGCGACAAGACGCCGCTGCGGATGAAATCGCCGTCTAGTCGATAAAATTTCCGAAGGCGGCCTGGATGCGCATGTAGTCGCGAAGCTTCAGGCGGCGCAGGTCGGCCGGCGTGACGGTGCAGAGGTTGGCGAACAGCGTGATTTCCTTCACAACGTCGCTGCCGCGCGCTTCATTGCTCGCCACTTGGTCATCCAGGGTCGGTTCGCGCAGCGTCAGTTCGCGCAGCGTCGCGCCGTTCACTTCCAGCGGACGCGACAGCGTAATGGTCACGCTGCCGTCGTCATTTTCTTTCAGCCATTCTTCTTTCTTTGCGCCCATTGCTTCACCTGTTTAAACGTTATGATTTATGCTGGCCGGTCTCTGCCGGCCAGTTGCCTCTTAGATGCCCAGCGCGCTGCGGAACGCCGCCAGCGTGTCGTTGCCGTTGATGGTCGCGATCATGTTCTCAACGTCGATTTCGTGGACCACCGTCGAGCCGTGCTGCAGCTTGTAGTAATTCAGCGCCATCGACACCTTCAGGTAAGGCACTTCGCCGGGCTTCCAGGTGCCGGGGTCCTGCTCGATGATCTTGCCGCGCATCGTCATCAGGATCGGCGTCACGGTGCCGTCGAACGATTCCAGCGCGCCGCGAATGGTCAGCGGCACGGTTGAGCCTTCCACGACGCCAAACAGCGCCAGCACGTCGGGGTCGTATGCGATCAGCGAAAAGTCAGCGGTCAGCTTTTCCATGCCCACCGTGACCGCCACGGGCGCGACCATGCCGCCGCCCATGAAGTCGTCGGTCTTCTGCGTCAGCTTCGGCGGGTTCACGTCCTGCACCTGGCCGGCCATGCCCCGGCCGTCAATCCACAGGGTCAGATTCTTGAGTACGTCGCGAGCGGCCATGTGCCTTTGCTCCTGTTTTCAGCAGGGCGCTTTCGCGCCCGCGCCGGTTAATTGAAGATCGTCTGCACGTAGTCGTTCACAAGGTGCGAACGGAACGTGATGTGTTCGGCCGGGTATGCGGGAGTGAAATCGAAATCGAAGTATACCTGACCGTTCGCGATGGCGGCCGCCGTATTCAGGTCGGGGTCCGCCCAGCACGTGCCGCCCAGGATCGCGCCCTGGGTAACCATGCTGCGCAGGAACGCGTTCACACCTTCCACCACTTCCGTGACGTACTGCTTGGTGATGCCGCGATCCACCGCCCACAGGTGCGCAGCCTGCAAACTGTCGTTGATGATATCGGCAGTGCGAACCACGCAGAGAAACTGCCATTTCGGATCGCTCGACAGCGTGCGGTTGCCCCACAGTCGGTAGCCGTTCTGACGGATGATCGTCGCGACGTTCTTGCTGTTCAGCAGATTGGCGCGCGAACTCGGGTCGCCCAGCTTGAAGTCGATAGCGCGCGCGGTGCCCTGCACGCCGTTCAGCGTCTGATTCGACGGCGACCACCACCAACCCAGCGTATTGTCCACATAGGCGATCAGGCCGGCAACGGCCGCGCTGGAATACGATTGGATCAAATCGCCCGCGCCGTTGGTTTTGATGAACATCGGGTCGACCACATACACCCGCTTGCTGCCGAAATCACCCGCCGCCGCGATGGCGTCGGTATCGTTCGTATTCGGGCCGTCCTGGATGATGACGGCGCGCAACCGCTCGGCGATGCCGAGCAAGTCGGCCACCACGGCATTGCCGGCCGTGCCGATCGTCGCGGTGAACGTCGCGCCAGTGCCAGCGCCTGCGCCGGCAGGAAGCTGGAACGACGGCGCAGCCGTGTAAGCTGCGCCCGAAACCTTGACAACGACGCCCGTAACTTTGCCTCCGGAAACCGTTGCGGTGGCAATTGCGCCAGCGCCACCCGTGCCCCCGGTCGCCGCCATATCATACGTGCCGTCCGTGTAGCCGCTGCCGGCCGTGAACGCCACGGCAATCACGCCGCCCTGAACGCGCTGATGCGTGAAGCCCGGCGCGATCAGCAGACGTGGCGAAAAGCCAAGGATCGAGCCGGCCGCCAGGAATGCCTGGATGCCCTCGTATTGACCCGTGTTCGCGTCCACGCCGCCCAGCACGTTCGCCAGCGTCGCCTGGTCGGTGGTGCCTTTATCGACGCGCACGACGACGACGACAGCGCCCGCTTGCTTGAGGATCGAATCCATCGCATCGGGCAGGGTGCCCAGGCCGTTGCCGGTCATGTCCAGCTTGGCCGCCGTGGCCTGGCTGCCGGCGACCAGCACGGGCGTGTTCAGCGGGAAGGTTGCCGGGTCGGCGTCGGGCGCGGTGCCCACGATGCCGATGATCGACGTTGCGACGGTCGAAATCGGGCGCGCGCCGTCGTCAATATCGATAACTTCGACGCCGTGGAGAAAAGTATCAGCCATGTGATTTTGTCCTTGATGGGCACAGCCCGGGGATTGCCGGCATTGTCCCGCGCGAACACTCGATGTTCCTCCCGTGGGATTTCCGGCTACGCTATAAAAAAGCCGCCCAGAAGGGCGGCAAGCAGGGACGCGGGTGTGTTACGTCTTGATGATGTAATTCATCACGATGGACGGCTGCACGTTGGGATGGGCACCGCCGCCGCCAGTGTTTTGGAGGTTTGCGGTTGCGGTGCTGGTGCCGCCCGCGCCAGCGTGCCAGATATCGGCCCCGCTGTTCGGGTAGCCGCTTGCATTGCCGCCTTGGTTCGATGCAGCACCGCTTGCGTGCGCGTGGCCGCTGTCGGTGTGACTGTGCGCCGGCATCTGCGCCACGGTCAGCGTCTGCGTTTCGATTCCCGCTGCGTTCCCAAGCAGCGCGCCGTTCACGCCGCCGCCGCCAGAAGTCAGGCGGCCGGCTGCGGTTCCAGCGCCCATCTTGTCGTGACCAACGCCCGCGCGGCCTCGACGGTCTGGCACGTTGAACGTGGTGCTGCCATCGCCTACGCCATGCGGCGCGATTACGATTGCGGCACCGGATACGCTTGATGTGGCGGCCCCCGATAGCGTGATGACGTTGGATGCAATCGACGCAATCGTGGCACCGGCAGGAATTCCCGGGCCGGATACGGGCGCGCCGACAAGCGAGGTGGGTAGCAGCGTCAGATCTTGCGAAACGCTGGTGATGCTCGCGTTACCACTGGTGACTACCCCGGTAACCTGCGACACGATCGCATTAAACAGTCTTGCATACGTCGTGCGGCTGGCTGCTGCGCCGTTCGCCCACAGATACCCTGCGGGCAACGCGACGCCGGCATATTCTGTTACAGTGCCGGGCGCGGAAGAAAGAACATCATCGGCTAGGCTCATACCTTTCCTGGTTGAAATTACATTCCCGAAAATACGGTCGATAAAATGTACGCGCTCCGCTGCGACTTAATGCTGTACAGCGAATCGTTCGGATGGATGCAGTCCGGCAGCATCGATTGCCAGTTCGGCAGGCTCTTGATGTATTGATACTGCCCGACAAGCGGCACGTTGTTTGCGATCGCCGTATCATCGATAATCTGCACGATCTTGTCGAGCGTGGCCGAAACCGCTGCATCCGAACACACGGGGTTCGGTTCTTCGAGTACTACCGCTTTCCCATAGCCGCGCTTCGTGTTGATGAACGTCTGCAGGTCAGCCTGATATTGCTCAAGCGTTTGTCCGCCGTACACGATGTACCACGCGTCATTGATGCCGAAATTCATTTCGGCAACCTCGTTCGAATCGATGGCGGTTTCGTTGTAAATCGGAAGGTGCTTACCGTCCGTTCCGGTAATCAGTTGGTGCAACGTCGTCCCCGGGACCGACTGATCGGTGACGATGATTTGCGCCTGCGGGAAAATGCTCTTCAAGAAAACGGGCACGATCAACGGGGGCGAATTCGGCGAGCGATATGCGCCAACGTCGCTGTTATTCGGACGCACGAGGCCGTACTGGGTCGAATCGCCGTACTTGGTCGTGGTGAAGACTTTGGCCGAAGCATGGAGCGGCTGCAGCATCGACAGCAGAACGGCGACGAAAACGAAAATTGATTTCATGAAATATCTCGCAAAAAATAGGGTTGTCGAGGCGCGGCACAGTATGAGTGCCGCGCTCGAATTGTACCGCTATTTCACCGTTTGGTGCTCACCACTCAAGCAGCGCCCTGCCGTTCGCTCCAGTGCCCCCGTTAAAACCGACGTTCGAAGCGCCAAGATATCCGCCACCGCCACCGCCACCGCCAGACCCGTAGCCGTAGCCGGCCCCGCCTTGCGTGGAAGGCGAGCCTGACGAAACGCCACCATACCCGCCGGCACCGCCGTCGCCGAACGGGCAACCACCGCCGCGACCGCCAGGGCCGAACGGCGCGGAAGGCGTTGCGCTTCCGCCTGGGTCGCCGCCAGGGAAGCCAGCGCCGCCATAGCCGCCGCCCGAAAGCGACGCATTGTATGTGCCAAAAGAGCCGCCACTGCCGCCGTCAAGCGTAATGCTTACGCTTGTCCCGGTGATCGTCGTGGGGTTTCCGTTGCCGCCAGCAGTGCCAGCAGTGCCGCCGGTCCCCGATCCAGGCGTGCCCCCAACGGGGATGACGATCGTGAGAACCTGACCCGGCGTGACGGTGAACCCAAGGCGGTCAACCCACTTAGCGGCCCCGCCGCCAGCGCCGCCGCCGCCAGCGTTGCTGGTGTTTCCGCCAGCGCCGCCGCCGCCGCCGCCGCCGCCGCCGCAGCCGCTGACGTAGAACGTGGTAACGCCGAGAGGGACGGTGAACGAGTACGTCCCCGGCGTATTGAAGTCATACGACCGGTTTTTGAATCCGATCTGCGATGAAACCCACGCGGTACTCGGAATCTTCGAACTGCTGTCGCCGGCAGCCGGCACCGCTGAAATCGTGTCGCCGCCTGCCAGAACGAGCGGGCCGCCCATCGTATCGCCCGACTTCTGAACTGCATTTGCAACGGCGAACGTGGTGAAGCGATACACCGTGAAGTAATCCGTCGAAACGGCCGCCTTCGTCAGCGTGATATTGGGGCTGGTTGTCGCGGCGAAATCCGGCGCTTCCAATACGCCGCCGTTTTTCTCGATGAAGATTGCGCCAGGCGTGTACCCACCAGCGACCACCAGCGTGGTGCCCGTGACGCCGGTAATCGGAACAGATGTCATCAACGCCTGACCGGCTTGAGCGCTCGCGAATTTCGCGGTTGATCCATCGCTGGTGACAATCACGGGAGACGAGCCTTGGGGCAGCACAACACCTACGCCGCCGGCCGGCTTCACGGTGATATTGTTCGTTCCGCCCTGCTGGTTGTCGATGATCCACTGACCCGATTGAACGGACGGCAGCACCAGATTGATGGCGGCCGTTGGCGTGCCCGTCAGCTTGATGATCGCGCATCCGTACTGCGCCGCCGTCAGCACCACATCAGCGCCGACCCCTACGCTAACCGTTGCGAGCCCATCCGTCGCACTGAAAACGGCGGCCATGTTCGCCGCCATCGTGGACGTATCGCCGGCCGGTGCAGTCGGAATGCGAGCGTATCCACCAGTGACGGCCATAACCACCCACGCGCCGCCGCTGCTCGCGTTCAGCAACGCGTTGTATTTGAAGCGCGCAACGGCACCCACAGGAAATTCGCCGCCAGGCAAAGCCGCGTGGTCGCCGCCGTAAATCGGCAGCGTCGGCAGCGCCGCGCCGCCCGTGTTCGCCAGCTTCAGCGTGGTGGCCGTAGCATTCGCGTAGCCGATGCGCACGGACACCTCCATGCCGTCCACCAGCGCCGCGATGGGCTGCGGGAGACTCGCCACGATGGCGTTCGCTGCGCCGCTGTCTTTGACGAACGACAGGATGCCGTCAAGCATGCGGTTCAGCAGATAGCGCGTGCGATTCACCAGGCTTTTCGGCGGCGTGTTCATGACGCCATTCGCGCCGCCCAGCGCGGGGTCCGTGGTTTCCAGCTGATACACGCCTGTGTCGAATTGATCGACTTCGGGGAGATTCGCCATTATTGTGCAAGTCCAAGGTTGTAAGAGCCGTCAAGCCGCACCGCGCCGTTCAGCAAGAACGCGGCTTCCGAAAAATCCAGCGCTTCGAGGAAGCATCGCGCGGGCGCAGTGTCGGCCAGAATTCGTTTAACCTGCGCCACCTGACTGTTCGCGATGGGCGCGGCCAGCTTCACGCGATACCAGGCCCATTTCGAGCCATCGCCAAAGTAGTCGTTTCCGTTCAACATGCGCGAGCCGTCGAGATACCAAGACCCCGCGCCCTCGACCACCTGGACGCCTGGATAGCCTGCGGCGGCGAGCGCATCCTTGATCGACGCAACGGTGCCCTTGACGCGATGAACCCGCGCACTGGATGCGATTACAGCGCGCTGCGTCGCCTCCGGCCAGCTGCTATCCCATTCGTTGACGCGCAGCGCCCACGAAAGCCAAGGCAGCAAACTGGCTGGACAGGTTTGCGGATTCCAGACGTTTCGCACCAGCACGGGCACATCGGAAATGCGCGCGGTCGCGCCTTCCATGCTCTCTTCGAACACCGTTGCATTGTTTGGCAGCAGGCTGTCAGACACCATAACCACCATTCACCAGCGTGATGCCAGTGCAGTACGTGGCCTGCGTCGCACTCGTCGCAATGTCGGCCGTAATGCCAGGAGCGTGCAGCGCCACATTCATCACGCCAGCCTGTTTCAGCGCTGCCAGCACGCCGGCAATTGCCACGGTGTAACCAACCTTGTGGCACGCATCGGCGTATGCCTGCGCAGCCGTCTGCGCGTTCGCCAGCACGGTGCCAGTGTCCACGCTTTGAAAAAACGTCAGCGTGGCATTGATGCTGTAGTCAACGATCGTCGCGCCCTGCACCAGCACCGTGTCGCACAATGGGCGCACAGTCTCAGCGCTCAGCGCTGCCGATACTGCATCCAGTGTCGCCTGGGGCGCGGTGCCGTCGCCGGTTCGCGACAACACGCACACCAGCACGGTGCCGCCCTGCGGACTCGTGATATTCGCGTCCAGCACGTCAGCGGATGCAGATTTCGTCAGGTACAGATACGCTCCGGTAGGACCGGCGCAGCTGTAGCCTTCCATCGAAAGCTGGATGCGTGCGCGATAGTCCGTATCGGACTCCATCACTGCCGGCGTGGGCGGGATGGTCGTATCGTCTTCCGGCGTGATAGTCAGGCGCGCGCAATCATAGTTCGCGCCGATGTTGTCAAGGTCTGCGCCTGCCGCATACGCCAGCATCACGGCCAGGGCGGCTTCGTTCGTGCGTTGACGAAGCAGCAGTTCACGGTACGCCGCGACTTCCAGTATCTTGTAGGCCGGGTCGGATTCAACCAGCGCGGTGAACGGCGTGCCGGCGGCGGCCATTCGCGCCTGCAGGTCCGCAAGCATTGCAGCCAGGATCGTTTCATAGTCCAGCTGCTCAACGACGACGGGCTGCGGCAGCTGAGACAGGTCAACAGTTGTGATTGATGCGGCCATTAGGTCACTTTGATGCCGTCAAGTGTCACGGGCTGGCCGTCCGGCTTGTAGATGCCGGACAGTGCCAGTTCGATCGCGCCAGCAACGGCGCTCGTAACCGTGACTTTGGTAACTTGAATGCGCGGTTCCCACTGCTGCAGCGCATCTGCGGTCGCTGCGTAAATGTCCACGATGGTTTCAGCATTCATCGGAGCGTCCACCAATTCCGGCAGACGGCTGCCGTAGTCGCGGCGCATCACACGACTGCCAAGTGGCGTCGTGAGAATGTCCGTAATGGACTGGCGCAAATGATCCAGTCCACCCAGCAGCTTTCCATCAGATGCGTTTGTCCCGTCCATGCCGCCATTCTCGACGGCATGGGGGGCGCGTTCCTCCCGTGGGATTTCCGGCTACGTCTGCGCGGGGGTGGTCGGTGCGTTCGATCCCTGCGCGGTGTGGTGGTGCGCCTTCAGACCGATCCCGTCTGCCTGCACGTCGCCGCCCGTCACTTTGATGGTGCCGGCGAACGTGGACACCGCACCGCTTGCGCCCTGGCCCTGAACGGCCATCGCGCCGGTGACGCCCAGGTTGCCGTCGATCTGCATGTTGTTCGTGGCGTGAACCATCGGCGTGTCCAGCGTCACGCTGGTATCTGCCTTCACGGTCGCGACTTTGCAGTTCACCACCACGTTTCCGTTCCCGGCAACGTTCACCGTCAGCGTGTTGCTGCTGCTGTCGTACTGCACCGTGCTGCCGTCAGGAAATTGCGTCATGTCCACGCTGGCGCTGTTGGACGGCGCGGGATAGTTGTCCTGATAAAAGCCGGGCATGACGAACCCAAGCGTGGTATCGCCGCCTGGCGCGAACACAATCACCTGTTCGCCAACCGTCGGGGCCGACCAGTACCGCGTCGCGCCGGCTCGCCCCGCATGCCACGGCAGCCAGTCGGTATCAAGGCCGCCCACACTGCACTGAACGAGCGCATTTGCCAGGTCCACGATCGTGATGGTGCCGAAACGGATCATGGACGCAGACTTGCGATAGGTTTCAGACAGGTCGTAATCGCTCACGGTGCCACCTGTTCGTAATCAGATTCGTGGCCGATTCCGATATTCGGCGACCATCCGACAAGCACCTGGTTCGGCACGGTGCCGTCGTTCGTCCACACCGTATCGCCAAGATGGATTTCCTGCATCCACTCAACACACCAGACCTCGTACTGGTCCAGCTCGGGATTGAAATCGCTGCGGCAGATGCTGCCGACGTAAGCGGGGCCGGTGCGAACACCAGTCCAGCGCTTCAGGCGCAGCCACGCGGCGAACGCGGCAGAGAACTTGCGGATTTCGCGCTTCACGTTCGGCGTGCGGAATCCGAAGATGATTTCCGCTTCAAACCTGGCATTGACGGCCAACTGGTCGGTGCCGGGGTCGATTTCCGGCGTCGCCTCGAATTCCGTCAAGTCCAGGATCATGGCGGGCAGGGGCAAGCCGGCGTTGCCGCCCTTGCGTTCCTCTGTTCGGTAGAACTCGACGGTCTGCAGATCAGGGAATGCCGCTTTGATATCCGACACGATAGCGTCGTGCAGCGCGTCCAGATCGACGTTTGTATTCCGGTCCATTATGCGGCACCAATCTTGTACTTCACGCGCGCGTCCAACTCGCGCCGGAACAGCGGCCAGAAAATCACTTCCACCTGATCGAAAATGCGATCCTCCACGAACGTGTCGGCCTTGTCCTTGACCGGCATCAGCTGTTCTTCGATGTGCAGACGTGCCTTGCCCGTGCGCTTGAAAATCGTCTTGCCCTTCGTGAAGCGGCTCGCGGCGACGAACGCGCCGGGAAAGTCGCGCCCGCGAAACTGCGCGCCGGTTGCCGTCTGCACGGGTCGGCCCTTGAACCACGACACGGGCATGTCGTTTAAACCGTACCAAAGCGTGACGCCTTCCAGCTTGCCCTTGCGCAGCTTGATCGACTTCAGGCGCTTGCGCAGCGCGTTCATGCGGCGCAGTTCAAGCTCGCTTTTCAGCCCCTTGACGGACAGCATGCGCAGCTTCGATGCGGTGCGCTTCAGCGCGCGAGACAGCGCGAACTTGATCTGCTTTTCGGATGCGCCCAGCTCGTCGCCAATATCGCGCAGGTCTTTCCACTCGATTTCGAAGTGGATCATTCTTCGGACAGCTCCAGGACTTCCAGCCCAGTCCCATCCGGCTGCGGGTACGTCATGATGCCGAACGTGCCGAATACGGTAACGCCACCGGCCTGGTACACCATCAGGCCGTCGCCGCGCCGCGCGCCGTTACAAGTGCCTTCGACGCATGTGAATTTCGGCTTGATGGTGTCCTGTTCGTACTCGCCCAGTTGGCCTTCGCGGTACGGGCCGTCGTACATGCCGACGATAGCGCGCGTGGTCCCGTCCTGAAACTGGATGATTGCCTTGACGGCGAATTCATCCGCATCCAGGAATTCGGACGGGTCGTCCCAGGACGGGTGCGGCATTACTTGCCCCGGCGCGGCGCGCGCGACGAAAGCACGTTCGGCGGCGGCTCGGTCGCGGCCGGGGCCGGCGGCGGCGCTTCGCTCGTTGCGGCGGCGGCGGCAGCCTGCGCTGCTGCAGCGTTCGCGTCCGCGTCGGCTGCGTCGTTGTCGTCGTCGCCCAGGATCGCGTGCAGCTCGGCCTTTCCACGGCGCAGCAGGTCGCGCGCTTCGACTTCGACCATTTCCACGATGGTGCCGGCGCGCGCAATGATGCCGTCGATGACGACCGCGCCCGTCAGTTTCAGCTGCACGATTTTTTCCGAAATGTCTTTCATGGCGTTCCTTCGTTGGTGAAAAGGGCCGCCGGTCGGCGGCCCTTCATGCTTGCTGCGCGTCGTCGGCGATTACGGTGCCGGCGTCGCGGTCTTGCTCGCGTACGTGAACGATTCCTTGTGGCGGATGTTCATGTCGATGTCCTGGAACACGACGATACGCGTACCGCCGCTGGTCGACAGCGAGTACGGGTCGACCATCATGTCCAGCCCCGACCACATCGCAACGATGAAGTCCGCCCAGTTGCCGAAGAACGAATCCCCGGCCACGAGTTGGTTCGTCACGTCCGTGGCGTAGCCGTTGATAGTGTTGCCCGACTCCCATACCGTGCCGCCCTGCGCGATGGCCGCGCCGGGGAACTTCAGCGTGGTCTTGGCCGCGCCGCGAGCGCGCGCGCTGACGACGTACGACAGGCTGCCTACGTCGGCGTCCGCCGCCGCCACGTCCGTTTCCATCTGCACGTACTCGGCGTACGACGGGTACACGTCGGCGGTCGCAACGGCATGGATGCCGTTCTGCGCCAGCAGGCCGGCCGGCTGGTTGGACGTGCCGCTGCCGTACAGCACGGCCTTGTCGAGCGCCAGCGCCATGACCTTCAGCAAGTCGTCGCGCACGATCCGCTCGGCGTCCGGCGTCGACTGCAGCATCAGGCGACGGGTGATGTCCGTGTACGCCGCCAGCGTCTTCGGGCTGAACGCGATCTGGTCGATACCCGGTTCGCTTTCGGTCGCCGCGCCGCCTTCGCCCACCCAGTACGCTTGCGTGGCGCTGTTCTGGCGCGGGATGTCGACATTGCCGACCAGGCCCCCCATCGAGGTGACGCGCTTCAGCGCCCAGGTGCGGTGACGCAGCAGCTCGATGAACTGATCCGCAAGCAGGTTCGTCGCCACGGCGTTCGAACCGGGGCCGCCGGTCGGCGTGGTGGTCGAGAACGCGCGGTTCAACACGTCGGCCGGGATCATGATGCCCCGCGACTGCTTGCCCGACTTGTCTTGCGCGGCGCGCGAGCACTCGATTTCGAACGCGGCGTCCTTCTGGTACTGCGCGTTCGTCGGGTTCGCGAGCGCGCGCACGGCGCGCAGGATGGAGAACGAGCGCGCTTCCTTGTCCGTCAGCCCGACTTCGCCATCCTTCAGCTGGTCGGCCATCGGATTTTTCGAGCGATCCACGGCGAATGATGCCAGCAGTTCGCGGCGGAAGTCTTCGGCGGTTTTGCCGGCGGCGATGAATTCCAGCGCCTTGTCGTTCGCGCCGTACTGGGTGCCCATTTCGGTCAGCTCGCGGACGCGCGAGCGTTCGGCATCCGCGCCGCGCTGTTGAGCGGCGCGCGATTCCGCGCCGGCCTGTTCGAGGACTTCCAGCACCTTTGTGATGTTGCCGTTATCGTCCACCATCGCGCGGACGAGATTGCCCGACGCGTCACGCAGGATTTTTTCCATTTCTTGAATACCCT